GGGCCTTTAAATGGCAGCGGCATAAGGCTGTCACGAATAGCCCCTCCGGGAGCGTCCACATCGCGGAACTCGCCGGGCTGAAGCGGATCATCGTCGTCTCTGATGCGTAATCCACGGGCTTTGAAACCCGCTGGGAGATTGGATAACGTACCTGCGTCGATCAACTGCCTCAGTGCCGCTGTGGCGGTCCGTGACAAACCGCCAATCGTATGAATAAGCCCTAAACCGTAAAAACCAAAGCCCGGAAGGAACTTATAATGTACGAAATACTGAATTTTACGCTTTAATTCGTCATCTTCGCGGTAATTACGGCGAATAGACAGCACTTGGCCGTTGTCCTGACTCAGCGTGACAACATATGGTATCTTAATGCCCGTCGGCTCACCGTCCTCATCAAGGTCTTCGTAGCCTTCTAGGTCTAAATCGGCGTGACATTCCAAAATTGTGCAATCGTAGTCGATCTGGGAGCGGCTTGTGCCGTCAATACGATTGATTTCGCTGGTAACAGAGTCTTCTTCTTCCTGTGCAGGGATCACCGGTATGTCCAAATAGAAGCCTGCAACCTGTTTTTTACGCAAATCGTTAAGAGACATCCTCAAAACTTGCGTAATATTAGGGCAAGTCTCCAAATCAGACGTTTCGTAAGGCACTACAAGGTGCTCCGCCGGTATAAACTTAGCTACCGCACGTCCCAAAGTCTCGTCATAGTATACTTTTTTGAATGTAGACCCCGCCAAAGGCAGATAAAACAGCATCTGATCCAGTTCGGGGGTGTATTCTTCCATCACATCGGTGATGTAATAGTTCATAAACTGCTTTACGCGCTGAGACTGCCGCTGTTTGTCGTTTGTTTCGCTTCCCATGATAGAAGTACGCACGGGCCCGGACGCTGGCAACAACTCATTGAACGCCTGCGCTTGAAACTGCGTAGCCGCCTCGGCAAGCAACGGGTGCGTAACCCCAGAAGCCCCTCTGAACGGCTGCGTCCTTTCCTCGTAGTTGAACCCGAGAAGATCAAGACCGTTTGCATAAGCATCTTCCCACTCCTGTCGGCTTGCTTTGTTTGCATCAAACTCATGTAAAAGCTCGCCAGCAATCCTAGAAAGCTCGCGGTCAGGCATCTCTTCTGCCAAGTTGGCGTAAAAGTCATCGCTTTCGCCTCGCTGGTCAGACGGATCAAAATCAATCGTAACGCCGCCGTCCTCTTCCGGGGTCATCTCAATATCCATGCCCTCCGCCATGCCTTCAAAAGCCACGACGTTGTCCATGCTGCCCGGAATCTCTAATTCGACCTCCGCAGCTAAATCCTCTGGGTCTAACTGTGAAGGGACATTGTTGTCCATTAAACCGCCAATTGGTTTACGCGCCATCTGTGTTCTCCTTTAAGGCCCCTAACTTACCATAGGCCGATACATATTCCTAGCTATTGGTGCAAGAGCGGCTACGCCCCGTGGGCCGCGGGTCATGTTCCGCGCGGTGTCGGCCAAAGTTATTACGCCGCCTTCTGCTTTCCGCGGATAGCGGATCATTTCCCGGTCTAAGTCAGAAATGTCCGGGTCCGGGTCTAAATATTCAAAGCCCTGCTTCTTGTAGAAATCAACAAGATCTTCCAATTCTAACCCACCATCTCCATAAGGGGCTGGGTACAAAGTCATCGTCGTGCCGGTTTCATCTGCCGTTTTTGTTAAACGACGCATTATTTCCGTGCCATGCCCCATGCCCTTTTTACCTGCGCGAATAAGTTCAATATCAACGCTGTTCGGAATTTCATTACCCTTTAAATCTAGGCTAGGGCGTAAAGTAAGCTCAGACATATCTAAGTCTTCAAAAAAGAAACGATTTGGCATAGTAGGAATAAGCGGTTGCCCGCCAATGCTCTCGCCCAACGCTTCAGGGGCCAAAGCAGGGGCAGGCCCGCTAGGAGGACGCTCAATCTTCTTTTTCAGGTTTTCCGGTATCTTGTCTACATTAATTAGACCTTCGACATCGACCAAGCCTCTTTCTGCGCCTTCCGTGTCATAACTTTTTAGCTGCGTCCCGCGCATAGTCCGGTAGTCAGGCCGTAGCTGTTTTTCTACGTCCAACGACGACCCGGCTATGCCCTTGTTGCCGCCCGGAGCCGCTTTTGTTGCACGAGCGCCCCCGCTAGGTATGTCCATTGGAAACAATTTACGGCGCTCACCTACTGGCATTCCTTCAGTTGCCAAGGCGTACGCCTCTTGCAAGCGGGCCATAAACTCGCCCCGCGTCTTCATGTAATTCCCTTTTGCCGATGAGCCTTGTCTTAAAGACCCCGCGTCGTTCTTTTCTCTATATATGTCAATACCAAGGGCCTGATACGCCTCCGCTTCTTTAAACGCTTTGGCCTCTTTTTCTCCGATGAGGCGATACATCTCCGCCAGTACCTCATCTCTGTACGGCATTTCGTCCAAATTAATACGGGCGGTGCTATTTGTATTACCGGGCCACATTCTAGCTAAGTTGTCCGGCGCAGCCGGGTTTGCGTTTTTCACGTTTAAGCGAGCTTGGTTGACCAAGCTTTCTACGTTCTTTGCTTCCCCTTTAGGGCGCAACTCATTAAAAAACTCATATGGATTAAAATTCCGGTTCCCCCGCTCCGCCAAAGCTTCTGTTGTCTGAAATAAAGCAAAGTTGTCAAATAGCTTTCCTGACACACTCTCCTTAACCAAAAACGGAGCACTACCCCCGGGCAAATCTCCCCTTGTCTGCAATACATGCGCTAACTCATGGACAAAAAGTGTGGATGTGTAGCGGTCGTCCCCTAAATATTTTGCACCAATGGCAATCGTGTTGGTGGTATCGTCCCAATGACCCCCAGACCCCTTCATGGGTTTTTCAATAACCCTAACGTCTATCTCTTCTCCCAACTCCGGAAAGACATCAAAAAGCGGGTGGTCCTTGCTCAGAACCTGATTTAATTTAAACTGTACGCTTCTACCATACTTCCCGCCCCGGTGGCCTTGTTCAACAAAAAAGTTTTTGGGGTCCTTTAGCTTTTCAAACGCGTCCATGACCTGTTTTGCAGAGGCATTAGCAGCTACTTTAGAGGCAACAGACTCTGGTAACAAACCGCCTAAATTGATCTGCGTTAGGTTATCCGGAATGTCGAAAACCATCTTGGTTTCAAGCGGGGCATCCCCTGCTTCACGCCCGGGTCTTGCGTCCACGTTAATACGCATAAACCCCGTGTCTTCAAACACCTTGCGGGGGTCTTCGCCTGCTTCTAGGCGGTCCTGCGCCGTCTTTTCCGCCTTTTTTATGTCCTTTGTATATTTTGGATTCATTCCCGGTGTGTCCGCAGACGCCAGCATTTCGGTAACAGAAGTATCCGGTAAAGGCATTACTTGACCATCCGGAGTAACCGCCTGCGGCCGCAGATACTGCATAAAGTCCTCTATGCCACTCGAAACAGCTTTAGCTCCGCGGGCCGTGAGCATTTCACCGGCACCCGTGATTCCACCAGCCAACCGACCCAAATCACGGTACGCCTCCAAATCTTCTGGCGCAGGAGGAAAGAACCGTGAGCCGAGGGCCTCGGAGCCAAATCTTTTAACAAAAGCCTGCGCGTAGGGGTCCGCGGCAGACAAAGCCGACGCTATCGGCGACACCGCTAACAAACGGGGGTCTATTTGAGACGCAATGCCCGTGGCTGTCGCACCCATGTCTGCGAAAGAACCACCTAAATCAGTAGTCGCACCCTGAAGGGCCCCGATACCAAGTTCGCGGTACGCGCCTTCCGGTGGGGGCTCAAACTGAAGGAAGTCGTCTTCCGGGTTACTAGCCAATGTTCCGCCCCAAAATATCCGACATTTGGTCCATAGCAGCGGGCCCCAAGCTTTGCGGGGAGGCCCCCGCCATCTTCATTAATTTATTATCCATAGCCTCTAATCGAACCATCTGCCCGTATTGGAAGCCACGCTTCTTATCAAAATTCTGCTTATCTATGGGACGGCGTTTAAACTGTTCCGGTGCTAGGTCACGGTAAATGTCAAAACCTTCTATGCCGGGATACTCCGGAGCGGCTTGTAGTGGACTTGTCCTATCCGCATCCTTACCGAGGTTAGCCATTATACCTAAGTTACCCGCACGGTCTTGCTCAACATACGGCTCAAGGGCTTTGTCCATTAGAGGCGGCGCAAACTGTCCGCTATCTTCATAGGGGTCAAAGCGCCGCGGGCCGTCTACCTCAAACTCATACTCCGGACCAAGGTAGCCGGGCTCCGTAATGTAGTCCCCTTCCCGATATACACGGCCCGGGTACTCCCCGACATAGTACTCATCCCCGGGTTGAGCCGGAGTGGCGAACATGCTGTTCATGTCCATGTTACCCATATCTATGTATGCCGGTTCGCCCGCGCCAAGGGAAGCCACGCCTCCGTTGTCAAAGCCCTGAACCAAATCATCCGGAAACCCTTTTACATAAGGAGCCTCCCCCTCTTTCATATATAGCTTAGTTTTGCTCTCCGGGTAATTTTGAATGGCGCTGGCGCGTCGCTCCTTAAACTGCTCGATCTGGTCACGCAGCTTTTCTGCCTCCTCATAGTGGTAGCGCTTCATATCTAGAGACTGGCGCACAGGGATGTCTTCGGCATGGACGCTCTGGGCCGCGGCCAAATGTCCCAACATCTGCTCTTCCATGTTCTGGAGAAAATTGTACGAGCCCTCTTCTACTTCGGCAGAGGTCATGTAACGTAACTCATCTACACCGGGAAGGGACCCGTCGTTTTGCAACTCCACCGCAGGGCTGCCGCCATCTTCAAAACCAAAATACTCCATTACTGGATTGGTTTTTTTATAGTCTCCGGGCCCAGAAAAGTACTGGCGAGCTCCGGGGCCAAGCTTTTTGTAATACCCGCCACTGGCAGAAGCTTCCGGGGCCCCTGTCATATAATCCCAAACACCCTCGGCATAATCTAAGGCCGCGGCCCCCAAATCTACTACACTATTTCCCATTAATAATACGCCCTAACTCTTACGTTGGTATCCTCATCACCCCAGTCATCCGACGGTAGCTGCACAAAGTTACCCTGCCGATAACGCATAAGGGCCTGTGTCATGCTATCTACCAAGTCATCATACTCCCCGTTGGGAAAAGCTGCTACCTCTTCTATGAGCTCGTCAGCAAAAGAAGTGTCGGGGGCCCAAACCATCCCCGCTTCAAACAACGGTGAGACGGAGTGAACTCTTGTTATCTTATCATTACCTTTGCTTGGCGTAAAGTTAACAACGGGTATCCCGACGTTTCTTAATTCGTGCGTCAGGGGTAATCCAGAAGCTTTTGCTTCTACGATGACGGTGTCGGGGTCCCAGTACTGATACTGCTCTAGCGCCTCTCGCTTGAGCTCCGGAAAATCCCACCGCTCTTTCTTGCTGTCCAGTAATATAATCGCCGGGGGACCCCCAGCTTCTTCCGGACGAAAAACACCCCACGTGGTTATGGCAGAAAAGTCAGAAGTTTCTCTTTTACTAAACGCCGTATCATAACTTTGAATAACAAACTCAAGATTGGGTACGTTGTCTTTTTCCCAACGCTTCCACCACTGGCGGGGGATGATGGCGTTCTCTTCGCCGGTAGGGTTCTGCTGATACTGAGCATTCCATTTGCTCGGCGGAATGGACGCTTTTACCGCGGTTAGATCATCAAGAGACCAGAACTCCGGCCAGCAGGGCTTGCCGTCATCAAAAATAGCTGGGAGCTCGACAACCTCCCACTGATCAGCTAGCGGGTCTTTAGCCATCGCCTTCAAAAGCTGGCCGGTCATATCCTTTTCGGACCACCGGGTCTGAACTAGAACTATCGCTCCTCCCGGCTGGAGCCTCTGTCGGGGGCCCCCAGTGTACCAATCCCACGCGTCGTCAAAGCCGTTAGCTGACATCGCAGTTTGCTCAGAGTGCGGGTCATCAATAATAACCAGATCGCCACCGCGCCCAGCAAGGTTGCTTCCCACACCGACGGCGTAATACATGCCTCCAGAAGCAGTATCCCAACGACCAGACGCTTTACTATCTGCTGCCAACTTAACTTTCGGAAAAACTTCTTTGTACTCATCGCTGTCAATTAGATTTTTTGTTTTACGACCAAAGTTAACTGCAAGCTCCGTGGTGTGCGTAGCTTGAATAATTTTCATTTTAGGGTTTCGCCCCATCATCCATGCGGGGAACAAGAACGACGCAAACTCAGATTTAGTATGACGCGGTGCCATGTTGATAATAAGGCGCTTTAGCTCGCCCTTGGCTACGCGTTCAAGCTTTTCGGCAATGATTTTGTGGTGACGCCCGGCAATGAACTCGGGCCACATAGATTTTACAAAAACTAAAAAGTCTTCCTGACAAGCTTCATTCTTCTCGATTTGCGCGAGTCGCAGGCGAAGCTTCAACTCCTGATCGGAAACATCCATCGGGGGCCCCTTACGTTTACAATTTATCGACAAAATATGCACGTTTTATTGACAGTTAACAAGTCTTGCGTATTTGCCTAATAATTAGGCAATGTTTCACGTGAAACAATCCATATCGTTTTTTATATAAATATTTGAGAGAAACATGGCCCTTGCCCCCGCTAGGCAGGCCGGTGGCCGCGCTGCGCGGATCGCGGATTTTTGGCGGATTTCTGCGGTTTTTGACCCGATATGCAGGGGCCCCTTGCCGATTTTCACGGCCAACGACGGGCTTGACGCCGTCCAGATACCGCGGCCAACGGCCAATAGGCCATTGCTGGCGCATAGAAGCGCATACAGCGGGGTTTGGCGTTTTTAGGTAGGTTGATACCACCAGCACGGCCAGCGGCGTTTTTAGCGTCCAGCATGGACTAGCGACGCCCGCGCCAGATATCGGGGCGCAGCGGGCGCAATTTGCCCGCCGGTTCACGGTTCACGGCCAGCGGATCACGGCCAGCGGATCACGGCCGGTATGTTTGGGGAATAGATCGCGGGGCGCGGCGCGGCTTGTTTAACTCTTTTAATGCCGCAACGCAGGCCAGCTAGCAGGCATTAAAAAAGCCCCGCCGGTAATGTACCAGCGGGGCGGGTTGTCGGCTTATGCGGGGCTCAAACGTCTATTGTGACGGTTGCCCCTGATAGAACGTCGCGGACAATAGACTCGACGGCTTCACGGTGATCATCTTCATCCGGCACGGATGGCAGGCGATCGTCAATCATATCTTCAATTTCTGATTGGTGATCATAAATATTAAAATCGCTATTGAAATCCCTAAACGCGCCGTCAACCGCGTCATCGACTTTGGCTTCGGCCAAGGCTTCGACTTTGTCACCAATCACGGCCATGATCGCGTCGCCCAACTGGTCTAGTTGTTCGGCTTTCAATTGATCACGACGGCGGAAATGTTCGAGCTGGCGTTCAAGATCGACAATTTGCTGATCGCGCGGATCGAGGGTTTCGGCTGGTATAAAGTTTTGATTTTCCATTTTTACTATTTCCCGTAGTTTAAACAGGGGCGGCCACCGCGGCCACCCGACAACCCTTTGTCTCATATTATCCCATATGATGCAAGCCCCAACAAAAAGCCCCGCCGGATCAGGGCGGGGCGGGTTTGTTCTTGTGCGGGTAAAATTATGCGGCAAGGGCGGCAACCCGTTGCCAGTCGGCGGGTTTCATATTGAGCAATTGCCCGCCCCGTTGTTGCCACAAATCGACATCGTCAATGTCGGCTTTATGTGATACGGCTGTCACCGCATTGATCAGGGTTGCCCGTGATAATGGGCGGCCTTGCTCATAACCGGCTTGGCCGATAGTGTCGAGCAATCCATCAAGAACGCTGGACGTTTCTTTTTTGGTTAATTGCATCACCTTGCCAAGCCCGCCAACGACGGCGGTTTTGTCGATTGCGAAACCGTCGATAGTATCAGCGGCGGCTTGTTTCATTTGCTCAATGACCTGATCGAATGCGTCGCGGCTTGAATACACCCCGACAAGATCGCGAATTTTCAATTCAAGCGCGTGATTGTCGGCGTCTTTTGCCTGATCAGATAGCAAGCCCCAGTCGTCGGTATCACGGGCACTTGTGATATGGCTTGACCGTGTTTTGTTTTGGGTTTGCATACCGTTGAGGCAGGCCAACGTCCAAGCGATTTGATACACGCTAACTGATCCCGCGCCAACTTCACTATTCTGCAAGCCGATGCCGTTAGCCATTAGATCATTAAGCGCGGCACCGGTGCCAGTCTGGACAAGAGATTTAAGGCGCAAATATAAACGCTTGTCGGTCACGTCGGCATTTACAACCTGAAACGCGGCGGGGTTGTCCATCAATTGCGGCAAGGCGGCTTCGAGCAAATTGACATTGTCGAACGTCTTAAACTTGTCTGAAACAAAAGCCCGCACCATGCCATTAGGGTTTTCGGCATTGTTCCATTGCGAGCGGGGCGGCTGGTTTATACCAACACCGCCAAAC